GTCAAATCCTTTTTTTTATGAAAAAACGAAAACCAAAATTATATTGATTGCTCCTCTTTTAGTTCATCGAAGTTCTCATAAAAAACTCGCAAAGTGGTCATTCGCAAAATATTTACATTTGCCAAACAAAATCGTTTCTGATAAATGTGCGAACAACGATTACAGTTGGGTAAACCTGAAACAAGTTCATCAGATTTATAAGAAAAAATATGGATTTTTCTTGGAAGAACCGATTCTTATAAAAACGTTGAATGAATACCCGCTTCTTTACATTATTTACTCAAAAGAAGAGAGAAAAACACCGATTCCCGATTCTCTATTAGAAAAACTAAAAAATGTTACATATGTGGACGGGTGTCATTCCGCGTTTCAGAACAATGATCATAGTGACGCCTTTTTTGACACATTGTTGAAAATAATTTATGAGAAAGAAACTTAGGGAGGGTTCGACTCAATTTGGTAATAATAATCATTGTTAAATTTGGTTTGATTTTTTATACTCAAACTCATTTTTGACGCTGACATTGACTCGTATTGTGCCGCTTTGGCAATTGTTTCCCATGTGCTTAGTATGGCGCCCGTGGCAATCTCCACCTTTTGAACTTTTTTACCTGTAGAAGATGTAACCTTATGTTTAAGTTCGTTACTTTTCAACGAGACCCCATAATAACCTTCGTTGCTTCCAACGTCAGTCCAAACCGTTGCCTTTAAAACATATTCGCAAGAATTCAAATACTCTTTGATTTCTTTCATATCATTGTCAGAACACGTTTTTTCCACACTTTTCTTCCATCGCTGATATTCGGTGAGTAATACGGAGTTCAAAATTTTGCCATTAGGTGAAAACCTACATACTTGAAACATAAAAGTTTCCACGTCATTGGTAGAATTAGGATATCGTTTTTTATACACAATATCCTTTAGTTTTACACCGACATATCCATGTACGATTTGGTCTTTTGATTGATTGGATAAACGCGCCGGCTTGAATCTTGTGTCTAGATAATTTTTCAGAGCGTGGAATGTCTCCTTTTTTGGTTTGGTTTTTGACCATATGCGAAATTGTCCTTCCATATTGGTGGACGCTTCCTCTACATCGGGTCTTACAATACACATTGTGTCAACAAACTCGCGAAATTTTTGAGTGTTTTCATCTTCAGGTAATAAAGCGTTTTCGTAAACAGAATGCGTTTCTATTGCGACAATATTTGCGAGTGCTAGTTTTTGGATTTGAATTTGTTCCTTCATTTCCGAGATTTCAAGAAGTTGTTTGGTGACAGTTTCTGTTTGTTTTACGATTTGTTCTTTCAAAACTTGATTCTCCTTTTCCAGTTCATCCTTTTCTTTCATGATGCGATTGAAGTTATCAATGCTGTATGTTTTGGAATGAATAATGTCCTGGATGTGTTTGGTTAACTTTTCAATGGTAAAATTTACACTATCGTACGCAATAATCTCAGTCTTCGCCTTCCCCGCAACTTGAATACTGCGTATTTGTCTCTTTATTTTGGGATAGTTTTTAATGAGATTCTCAATTTCTACCTTGTTTTGAACGCGGAATGCGGCAGTCAGTATGAAATTGTCGTATATTTTGCGATGATGAGTGACCCTTGTTGCCAAGTCATTTGTGTGACCGAACTTGATTAGGTTTTCTTTGGCGTCATTGGTGTTGTCTATTGTGCCGAAATAAATGCATTCAGTATTCAGTGGGAATTGCACGATGGTTGCTTGCTCCACAGCGCGTTGTTTTTCCTTTTTTGTTTTTATTATAATGTTGTCTTTTTCAAGTATAACGGTTTTATTTTGTTCTAACTGTTGTCTTAGTTCATCCGTTTCCTCTTCTATAACTTTATGTAGGACTTCTTCCATTTTCATATAATATTCGTGAATTTCCCCAGCCTTTTTTGTCTGAGCTTTCAAACATAGAGATTTAAAACATTTAATAGTAAGTAAAATGGTTTGTTTGTTTTGACCGCCATGTTTTTTTGTTTTTATATTTTCAGGATTTGATGTTTCACCTTTACTTAACACAACGTTTTCGGGAGTGGAAGCATTTCCTCCAAATTGAGGAGCGATAATTTGGTTACTTAAACTCGCTACGGCAACTTCATGAGCGAGTTTATAGTCTCGACCAAGTGTAAAATGTTTTTCTATAGTTCTTATAGCGTTAAATTTTTGTTGAAACCCTAACCACCCCCACACATCATCTAAGTCAACAACAAAATCCAAGTTCTTGTCATAGTTCAAATAACAATAAAAACTACTCACAAATAATTGTTGCTCGAACCCTGTAAACGTTTCTTGGATTTTCAGTAATAACTTATTGTTATACGCGCTAGAAAGTCTTGAGATTGGATTTTTTTCAATAAGTTCAACGATATTCAAATCACTCATGCTGTTATACTTTATCTACGAATCTACTCTTTATATTGTTTTGTTCGTTTATTCTTTTGAAAAGCGATATTTCGCGAAGCAAATGAACATTTACTTTAAAACAATATAAAGAAACCTGCCGCTTTCTATTTTAAAAAGCGACGTTCTCTTACCATTTTGCTTCACCTTTTGACTTTCCCTCCTTTTGAACTTTGATTTTGGGACCTGCACCGCGTTTTTTCGCATTACTGGGGTCGTATTTCTCGTCTTCATCGTCAGAGTTGATACCTTTTGACAGTTCCCAGAATTCTTTACTGCCTAACTTGAAGTCATTGTGACTATCTGCCTTATACCAAAACACCTGGTCATATAATTTGTTGGACTTGGAGTTGTTATTGATGACGAGACACTCGTAATTTTCCGTGCACTGGTCCATGACTTGACTGAACGACTCAAAGGTTGGAAACATGCCCGCGTAGTTCTCATAAATTCGTTTGCGATTTGCTATGTAAGGTTCTCGCAAAATAAAAACATAATCTATATTGGTTCTCAGGTTGGGAGGAATACCCAAAGGAAATTGCATTGTGATGATTAACATGATCTTCCAGTGTCTCCCGTTCATAAATAAAAGTCGCATCATCTTGTCACGTGACCAGGATGAATCGTATAAACAATCATCCAAAATAACAAACGCGCGAGGGTCAATTGTACTTTTCTTGAACGCTTCTATTTCCTTTTTAATCTGCTTCAACACTGACTTTTGTCGCTTCAATATATTTTCTATAATAGCAGTGTTATATTCATTGTGAATAAACAACTTCGGCACCAATTTTCCGTAAAACCCATTACCTTCTTCTGTGCCAGATATAACGACTCCAATGGGAATATCTTGATGATAATAAAGCAAGTCTCTCACTAAAAAACTTTTACCCGTGTCTCTTCTTCCAATGAGAACCACCACCGGTCCTTTGGATTCATTTGGTTTGAAACTAATGGATTTCATGTCAAATTTTTTCAACTCTAATGTCATTTATTTTTATAGATAGATTTTATACGCAGAAATCATACGCAAACGCGACGCAATGACCTTTAAAAAGACAACGACTTTTAGGGAATACAATATTGAAACGTTAACTACTTTTCTAAATAAGTTAAAATTTAGTATTATTTATATTTGAAATCACTAAAATACAAAATGGAATTTAGAGTAAATTACCACAAACGTAAAAACCAAGAGTTTTTCAAACAAATGTTGAATGACTCCACCATTTCTTTCTCTACTATACAAAACTACATACCCATCTATAACCGTTTTTTTTCTTTAAATGAGACAAATTATAACGCAGTCAATTTGAATCACCGTTTTTACATTGCCGGAATTCGCGAATCATCATCAAACAATGACAACAAACATACATGCATTATTAAAAGTAGAACCGATACTGAATTAATTATGGAAAAACCTGTATTTTTTAAACTAGCCCCACTCATCGACCCCTTCAAGTTTTTAATTGGAAAATACGACATGAACGATGAGAAAATTTTTACTCTTCCATCATTTACCTCAAACGAAACTGACGTACATCCTAAATCTTTGAATGAAAACAACTCGGCGTACATTGACGGTTTTTTTTCGTTTCTCTCTTCTTCCTTATTACAAAATTACGGGTTTTTTCACGGTGTAGATTATTATGGTTCTTTTTTGGGAATTAAAAATAAGTTTAAACTTAACGTGGCCGACGATTTAGATTATTTATGCAAGTCCGATTTTTTCAATAAAAATAAGAATGTATTATTTGAAGTTGAAGAATATGATCATTTATTAAACCACCCAGACTTGGACGCATCAACCACATCCATGAAAAATCTGCCTCCTTTGACAATTCTCAACTCCGACTCCATAAAATCAAAAAACTTGTCTATTTCTTCCATTCGCGATGACCTTTATGAAGGACTCTTCGTCGATGGAAACGGCAATGAAGAAGACACTGAACAGTCAAGTAACGCATTAGAACCATTAGATATTACAAGCAATATGGATGTAGAAGAAACAAACAACTCCAATGTACGTTTGAGTTTAAAGTCGTCTTCTACGTGTTCTTCGCGAAGTTCTCATACATCTTTGGGTGACGAAGAAGGAGAGTTGGACGATGACGACGACAACAATGTTAATGACGATGAAGATGGCGATGAAGACAGTTGTGATGAAAATGGTGATGATGAAGGTGAAGATGAAGAAGAAGATGATGATGAAGAATATTCTGAACCATCCGAACCAGAAACCGTATACGCAACTTTTCCCAAATTTCCCGTACAAGTCATCTGTATGGAACAATGCGTTGACACCTTTGACAATTTGATTTTGAATAATGATTTGTCCCAAGAGGAATGGCTGTCCGCGCTAATGCAAATAATCATGACATTAATTACTTATCAAAAAGCGTTTTCTCTCACACATAACGATTTACACACCAACAATGTAATGTATGTTGAAACAAAACAAAAATTTTTATACTATTGTTATAACAAAACCTATTATAAAGTTCCCACATTTGGAAGAATATTCAAAATTATCGATTTTGGAAGGGGGATTTATAAATATAATGGTTCTACTTTTTGTAGTGATAGTTTTGAAAAAGGTGGCGACGCTTCGGGTCAATATAACTCCGAACCTTTTTTCAATGAGAAAAAACCCAGGTTAGAACCCAATTTTAGTTTTGATTTATGCCGTTTGGCCTGTTCCATTTTTGACTTTTTAGTAGATGACTTGGATGATATTGTGAATTTGGAAAAATGTAAACCCGTTGTCCGAATTATTGTTGAATGGTGTTTAGATGATAACGGCGTCAACATTTTATATAAAAACAATGGTGACGAGAGATATGAAGACTTTAAGTTATATAAAATGATTGCTCGTTGTGTTCACAATCATCGACCTGAAGCGCAGTTGAAGCGAAAGGAGTTTTCCGCATTCAAAATGAGTAAAAAAGATGTTGCCAAACAAGATATGCCAAGACTCATGAACATTGATGAAATTCCCTCTTTTATAGGGACATTTTAGGGCAGGGAACCCAGGGCTGGTTACGCTATTTTTATTTTTTTTGTAGAAGACATTAAAACCGTATTTTTTGCGTTGTAACATAGAACATAATTGAACTAAGAAATGCCTACAGAATCCACTAATAATATTTTTATAATATAACAATGACCTTTGGTTTTATTATAACAAGACATGTCAACTCCGAAACCACAAATAAATATTGGAATGAATGCATTCGTTGTATTCGCCGGTTTTATCCATACACCACAACAAAAATAGTAGTGATTGATGACAATAGCGACCCGCAGTTTTTAAAAGAGGAATACGAATATAAAAATGTAGAATACGTTCAATCCGAGTTTCCCAAACGAGGTGAACTTTTACCTTACTATTATTTTTATAAACATCATTATTTTGACAAAGCAATCATAATTCACGACAGCGTCTTTATTCAAAAAAAAATTAATTTCAATAAAATTAATCTCCCAGTTCTCCCTTTATGGCATTTTGAAAACGAAAAGAGAGAAAATTTACAAAACTCATTGAGAATTGTTCGCGTTATGAAA